AGTAAATATTGCATCTACCATCTTTGGAACAGTAAGGTTTACTGTTAACAATATTATTTAGCAAGAACGTTACCGCCCTTGCTAAACATTGATTCTTTTTATTTTAAGCCTGCTAGGAATAGTATTTCATCACGTAAGTGTTGATCTTCAGGTGTTTCGGCAACTACTTCTACTGCTTCTTCAACTTTTTCTTCTTCTACTTCTTCCTTGTCATCTTTATCATCTTTTTTGTTACCTTTTTTAGCGGCTAACATTTTTTCAAAAGCGGCTTTTTGTGCTGGGCTTTGTGCTTCTTCTAATTCTTTTTCTTCTGCAACTGCATCATAATCAATTACTGCTGTAATGTTGTTGCCACAGCATTCACATTCTTCTCCGATTTGTGCCTTAGTATGTTTACCTTCACAATGAGGACATCCTGATTTACATCCACAAGTTGCTTCTGTAATTCCTGAGTTTTTAATATGGTCATGCGGTTGCATAGTACCGTCTTCGTTAATGCCTAAATCTTTCATTACTTCTTTAACCATTATACTAATATCACTTGAACCTAGTTCGTCCATTGGTGCATGGCTTTGAGCAACTTCTTCAATTGCTGATAATAATGTTTGCATATCTACATTTTTAAGAATTTTATCAAACGTTTCTGGGTTTGCAGTAATACGCCATTGAATAGCATCTGCTATTTCTTCATAACCTTCAGTATCTGCACCGTTTACTGCAACGTTTTCTACTTGTGCAGTTTCGTCTACACCGTTAATAGTGTCGTAAAATTCTTCGTTATCTGGATGCTTTGCTAAAAATTCTTCTCTAGTCATTTCTTCTGCGTCATCATGCAATGCGTTCTTAACTGCGCCTTCTGTTGTTTCTTCTTCATTGGTACTAGAGTGTGTCAAATGAGGTTTAACTATTTTTTGGATTCTGTCTTGCATTTCTTGTGGAATATCATATTGGTCTAATGAGTCATCTACCCAAGATGCAATAATTGGTCGAGCATCACCTTGTGGGTCTTCATCAGCCGCTTCGCCTAAACTATCAAATAAACTGTCATCACCAATAATATTATACATAACGTTAGTAGCATTTTCGCCTTCTGCACCAAGGGGGAGTACATCAGCCATTGCTGTTTCTAAAGAATCAATTGCTTCAGCAGTATCTGGAATTGCCCAAGTACCTTCTGATAAATTATTCATTATACTTTCGTATTGATCTTCTTCTGTTTTTGCTTTTAAATCTCTTTTTCCAGGAATGATATTAACATTACCTTTCATGTATTTAGATGCTAACTGGTAAGCCGCTTGTCTATCTGGTGGAGTATCCATAGATGCTAAATCACTAATCTGTAAAGAAAGTGCATCATCGATGGTACGTTTAGCCAATGTCATAATAATTTTTCTAACTAAACCGTCTTCTGGATTTTCAGAAGTGTTTTTGTTAATAACATTTTTTTTCAAATGTTGAATATAATTTTTAATATCCTCATCTTCTTCTGGATTCATGCGTATGTCTAATTTAGCACTTGGATCTTTTGCTAGATCATGTGCCATTGCGTTTCCACCTTCTTGTTCTTGTACTTTCATTTTATTAATCCCTCTAGCCAAATTTGGCAGTATTGTATCCACTATGTTATCTTTTTGAATACGAACTAACTTACTTCTGATATCATCTAAGTCTGCTTGTTCGATATTATTTTCTGTTGGTCTATATTGTTCTACATATTTCGCATAACCTTTAGCACCACATAAAGTTTTTAAAGTTTCTCTAATACCTTGATATCTTTGACGTGCTTGTTCGATAATATGTTGTGCTTCATCTTGTTCAGCAAAATTATCTGCACGTTTAAAAACTTTAACAAATTTTGCTAAGTCGAGTGCTTCCTGTGTTATTTCGTGTATATGTTGACCAATTTCGTCTTGGTATGAACCGTTGTGATTCATATGTTGGGCTAATGCTCTGCCAGATAATAAATTTTTGAAAGGAAGTTTAACTCTTCCTTGTTCTACATTCTCTACATACAAACTATGAATGTTTCTACTACGAGAACCACGAACATCTTCATCAACAGGAGCACTATGTTTAATTATTAAACGAACATTCTCACCAAAACGTTGGTAAGATGTTTTTAACGTACCTGCTAACTTACTTTCAAATGTTACTTCTGTACTATCATAAGCATTATCGTTATTTTTAATATAAGCATAATCAGTTTTATCTAATTGTTGCTTACCGATGTTACGAACATCAAAACTCATTAAATTTCTTTTTGCAAAAAATCTTAATTCCTTTAAAAAACTGTACCAGTCTTTCTTATCACCATGTCGCATTTCTTCTGTAATATTATTGTTATAATATATTACTAATGCATTAGGATCTACTACATTTACAGTAACACTACCATGACTTTTGCCACTTGCTCCGTACTCTAGGGTAAAAATTCTACCTTCGTTTGGTTCAACCGTAGTCACTGCTTGACTATCTGCGATGGTCAATTGAGTGAATTTTTTGGCTAGTACGCCATATAAGTCTTTTGCTACTTTATCATGTATTTGCATATTACTATTTACCTTTTCTATAACATTAATGTAGGCATAGGTTCTACTACATCGTCAAAATTATCGCTTAAAAGCTCGTCTATTCCAGCATCATACTTCTTTAACACCATACTCATACGCACTGCTAACACTAAAGACATGACTAAATCATCTGTTTCGCCAGGTCTTGCTTGGTAACTACTACCAACTGCAACAAACGACTTTAATTCTGATATTAAATTTCTACTGTTAATTACTAATCTCTTTGTTTCGATTAAACTTTTTAACTTGGCACAAGCAGATAGTTTAGATTTATGTGTTGTATTAAACCCTCTACGAAACTTTTTACTATTACCATGTCCTTTGGGTTCACTAATAAAGAAGCCTGGAATATTCTCTTCACCTATTTCTGCTATTGTAACTAGTGCCGCTTCTCCTAATGTGTTATTCTCTACACTGTAGTAAACATCATTAGGTTCATCAATACATTGTACCAAATACTCGCCAATAGATTTCATTATTTTAATTTGCTGTGCTATCGGAGTTTTATTGTGCATAAACTCAGCAACTTGTTCTAACGATGGCATCTCTATAACTTGTATGGCGGCATTATCGCCTCCAGTACCTAAACTAGGATCTAAACTTATTAAGTATATACTTCCTTTTTTAGGTTTTTTGAACCATCTAACTTGACCTTGTCTATCAATAGGGTCTTTGCCTTCTAACTCTGCTAATCTAATTGGATTAATTAATGTTTCATCAAAGATAATTGGTTCACAATCCATCTCACGTTTAAAACGTTCTTCTCCAATACGCCCTAATTCTTCGTTGGCCCACTTCTCATCTCTGTCTGGGTGTTCTCTCCAAAGTGCTTTAAAGCCGTAGAAGCCGTTTATCCCTATACCGCCTTTTAATGGGTGACCGTAATCGTCGATAGTTCTGTTTGCTTCTGTCCATAACAACCAAAACTGATCTTCGTCACTGTTAGGTGTACTTGTAATAATTGCTTTACCACCAGTTGCCAACGTTGGAGATATCGAAGTCCAAAACTCTTTAGCAATAGTTGGTCTCACAAACGCAAACTCGTCACAGTATAGTAACGTAATGGACATACCACGTCCTGTGTTTTCTGTTGTTGCTTGTGCTACAATTCTACTTCCGTTTTCAAATTCAATTGAGCCTTTGTTGTAACTAGTTACACCGGCTCTAATATGATTGGGCATGAGTTCATATGCATATCGTATACGTTGCATAATTTCTTGTGCACCTGCATATTTGTGAGCCGCAATTAAGATAGTGCTATCCGGTACAAACATACCGTACCACAACAGGTAACCTGCCGCTGTAGTAGTTTTTCCCATTTGTCTACTTAATAAATTAATACTAAATCGATTAGTGTGATAACTGTTAACTAACGTTTCTTGAAACTTATAAGCGTTGTATAAAATTTTACCAAGAACCGGGTGCTGAATATGAAAATATTTTGATAAGAAATATTCAGGCCCTGTATCAGGATTTGCACATTCCATGAATTCTTTTAATTCATCTTCTGTCCAACGTTCTGCCTGGTGTGGCTTTTTAATTAAAACACCGTCTAAACTTCTGCTCATTTATATGCCTTACTTGTTTAAACTTTTGATATGCTTGTGTAGTTGTGCTACAAGTTTATCTTTTGTTTCTCTTCTATCTAACTCAATTTTATGAGTTCTGCCTAAGTTTTCTAATGCTTTCTTAGTTAACTTGGCAAGTTCTTTTTTGCTAGGTACTATTGCTGGTTTTTGCTTAACAACCTTTACGGGTTTTAAAGTTTCGACAAGCGGTTTTACTGCAAAGATTTTTTCAAACCATTTGAACATATTAATTCTCCTTTTAATTATAATATATACATATTACTATTATATTTATCGGTAAAATAAACCTGTTGTAAGAAAGTGTTATAGAATGGGGCAATATACAAGCATACGACCCTCAAATTCGTCGTATAAGCAAGTCTTTGTGTGTTAACTACAACTTATTAGTCGTCGTAGGGTTTTTCACCAGTTAACCACGGTTTACTGAACCAAAGTCTAAACCATGCTTGTGTTCCGGGTTGGATTTTCTTTTTCTTTGCTACTTTAGAAAGATCATTAGCAAGACTGCCAATGTTTTCACCTACTATAGATGAGTAAGGGGTCAATCCAGAATATGAACCAACCCCTGCTAATTTTTTTAATTCGTCTAACTCTTTATCAAATGCTTTTTTATCAGCCATGATTGAAATTACATATCGCTTAACATTTTAGACAGTCTATCTTGTAACTCTACTGCTAAAGGATTGTCGCCTGGATATTCTTTCTTAGTTTGTTTCTTGGGACCGTTAAGTCCACCTGACATTTTGTTTAGTTGTGTGTCTGCATCGAAGTATTCTTCGTCTGGAGAGTTACTATACTCGTCAAGTTCAACTTCGCTAGTTGCCTGAGTTGGTGCCTGTTCAGCCTGTTCAGCCTTATGATCATGTCCATCACACTCACATTTATCAATTTCCTTGTCACAAGTATCACATAACTCTAAATTATCTTTAGAAAAGTCAAAGTCTTTTTCTTCTGCTTCTGCTTTAACTTCTTGCTTTGCCATACCAGCGAGATCTAAAATTCTTGCTAAATCCTCTACTGCTACTTCAACTACATCTTTTTTAGCAATTGATGTTCCTTCAATTAAACCTTCATCGGATAATGCATCCTGGATCCATTGATAAGGATCGCCGTCTCTTGCTTTTTGTGTACCATAAGGCATATCGCCAGTTTCACTATAGTACGAAAACAATTCCATGTATAAATCGTCGTCGTCTCCAATTTCAGCATTGCCGGATTTTAAATCAGCGTATGCTTTAGGATGTTTATTAAGAATACTTTCAGCATCTCTATCATATGCATCTTCTTCAGATACTTCTAAAGGTGCTTCTTGAATAGTATCTTCATCACTATCAATTGCTTCGACTTTGTACTTCTTTCCGCCAACTGTAAATTCTGCTTTGCCATCTTTTCTGGCTTTTTCAAGTGCTCCTGAGAATTCGTTGCCTTCGTTAGTATCGTCTGACTCAACTCTTAGTGCATTTTGCACTGCTGGTTTTTTATTTAATTCTTTTGCTATGTCAGTTGGCTTGTTAGTTTGTACACTTTCTAATGCGTCTAATATATCTCTCATAATAATGTTATCCTATTCCTTATTTTCTTTTGCAATTTCGTCTGCATATGCTGTTGCCAAAGAAACTGTAGGAGTTTCTTTATTATTTGCTAAATCTTTTAAAAAGTTTGCGTTATATTCGTCACCGAAATGTTCGCTTGCCTTAATCTCTACTGCATCTTTTAACTCTGGAGTTCCAAGTGCAGGTACATAATCTTTTCCCATGTCTTCAACGTATTCTTCCCTAGCAACTTCATTAGGATCGTTTGGATTAGATACCATAACGTGTGATCCAGGAAGTCCTGCATAGTCTACTAATTCCTGTCTTAACATATCAACTGTTGAGGGATATGTTATGGAAATATCCATTATAGTAACTTCTGAATTTTTCATAGTTTGAAAATCCATAGGGTGTTCTTGTATAGGTGTAACTTTAGGCTTGGTCATATCTTTTAAATTATATTTTCCAAGTGCTATTTCAATTCTATCCAATTGAGCATCAGTTAAAGTACCTGCGTACTTCACACGAAATTTGTATTCTTTAATGTTTTCCATTAAATATTGCTTAAATGTTTTCATACTGCTAATACACCTTCTTTTGTTATATTATTTATCTTTTGAAAGCAGTTTTTCCAACAATGCATTGCGATCCAATACAACTGCTGTGCCTTCTTCGGCGTTTACGCCATTTTCGCTATCGTGCTTCTGCTGTACTTGATCTAATCTTGCTTTTTGTAACTGTAATTGGATCATTTTTAATTTTCTGTCAACTTTGGCGCCTTTGGCATTTAAAGCCGTGTCTAATAAACGTGCCGCTGTATTAAATATCTCACCTGCATATCTGGCTTCTACATTCATGCCTAAATCCATTAAATCTTTAAATGTATCTCTTGCCGTTAGAGCAAGTTCGTCCATTTCTGTGTCATTTAATGACAAATCTTTGACCATCGGTAATGCTTGGTCAATTTTATCTGCTTTCGCCAATGCACTTGCTATATCTTCCTGTGTATGAGTAATAGTATGGTCTACTGACTTCTCAGGTTCTGGGATAATATCTTCAGCAAAATCTTCTGCGGGTGCTAAATCTAGCAATTCTTCTAATTTCTTTGTCATAATGTTTCCAATAATTATATGCTATTATAATTATTTATCTTTTCTTAGGACGATGAAAGATGTCATCTTCAGTTACTATTCTAAATGTTAGTCCATTTTGTTTACAGTATCTATTAGCGGCTTCCCACTTTGCAGAGTTTAATATAACTTTTGCTTGTGCGTGTTTGCTTCTACCTGCTTGTTCCATTGTTGTTTCTTTTTTAGGCTTTACTTCAATACATTCAGCACGTTTCTTACCATTCTTGTCTTGATACACGACAATAAAGTCCGGAACATAAATTGTATTCTTACCTGTTAATGGATTTTTATAAGGAATTTTAATTGCTTCACTGGCCCATTGTATAACGCCTGGGTGGTTGTCGCAAAATTGCATGAACGCCCACTCCCAACTGCTTCTATACATTGGTGTTTTATTGCCGGCATATTTTGCAGGATTCTTGACAGTATACTTGCCTGAAGCGAACTTTGCCATGGCTAATCCAGTATGTTACGAGCAACAACTTGACTTGGTGCTTTATTTCTATTGAATCCTAATATACTTGTATTAGCTCTAGTTTGATTAATTAACGAAACTAGTGCTTGTTGAATTTCTGTAACTGCATAATCATTAAAGTCTTCGATTATGTCCATTGGGGAAACGTTATGTAACATAGCAATTTGTAAAACTGTGTCTGTTAATCCGTTTGATATTGCTACGTTGTCGTTTGTTTTTCTTTTAAAGAAACCCATAATTGCATCAAACTCATTAGGGTTAACTACTGTTGAGTTTCTGTCTGTATTATAAACGTCAAAAAACTCTGTAGTTTTATTTCCGTTTGGATTTGCTGGTAAATTAGTTGACATATTATGTTATTCCGCCTTGACTTTTGCCTGCATACGAAGAACTATTAGTAATGTTACTAACACTTGTTCTTTGTGGTGCTACTGGATTTTTTGTTTGCTTACTAGCATCTTGATGTTGTAACTGACTAAAGTCTTGAGAGTTAATATGACTCATTATATTTCCACCTAATCCAGGTCCAAATAAACTTGATATAGCCGCTGGAATCTTTTGGGTCATTTGACCTACCATTCCACTTGCTCCACTAACTGCACTTTGTAGATCTCCACCTACACCGCCTGCAAAACCTTTTAATTGATCTAACATTGCATTTGTTTGTACTTTAGACCCGTTACTAGAAACTACACCACTACGCATTGGAGCACTTGTAGTAACTCCTGTCATTTTAGGTACTTGTGGTAAAGGATTACCTTGTGCCGATTTGGCATTAGGAAAACTAAAATCACCAATTGGATTTTGTCCTCTTAAAGCATCCATTGCCGCACCAGTAAGTTCTGACTTTAACATATGTTTTAAGTTAGCACCTTTTAAATTACTTGCTCCACGCAAACCTGTAACAACTGCTCCTGCAATGTTGCCACCTGCTAAATCGGCTCCTATACTTCCTACTGCGTCTACTAAACCGCCTGGGCCTAAAAGACTTGTTGTACCGCCGCCTGCTGGTGTTAGTGGACTAGGTGCTTTGTCATAGTGCAATGTACCGAAACCTTGTGGACTGTCTCCATCAACAAGTCCCGATTTATATTTCACTGTTTCAAATCTAACTGACATTCTATGTTCTAGTATGCCTGCACTGTCTGAATAATCATGATTGTCGTGATCAAAAGTTTCGATAATTGGATTAACTAACCAATACTCTGTATACTTCTTTTGATATAAACTGTAAATTTTTATTCCAGTAAAGAATGGTTTTGTATTTCTGTCTAAACCCCATTGACGAGCATTGTCCATCATAGGTTTATATGTATCTTTATAACCATATGTTCCACTTGACTCATACTGTGGGTCATTGTGTAGTAGGCATAATATGCATACCACAAGTTTCTTATCACGTCACTATTATCATCGTGGAAGGTGATGTTACAAGGACTATAATTAATCTTGTTGTGGTGATAACGTTTTCTGTTATATTGATTGTGTTCAACAACTTCAAAGTTATACTTAGGTAGATCTACAGACTTAACTAAAAAACTTGCTTCTAAGTTTTCACTTCCACTGAATGAAAATCCAAGGCCCGGGTTGACCTGGAAGACCACGTGAAAGAGAAACTTATGTTTGGGTGCTAGTCTGTAATTGCCGTCGACGAACGTTCGTGATGCGTGTTTATAATCACGAACATTATCACCGGTTGCAAGAGCTTTTAAGAAAGAATTAATCACAGGTTATTCTACTCCTTTATGGATTAGCCTGTTACTACTTCACCAATAGTTCTAGCCACTGTAGTTCCTACGCCTGTTCCTAATGGAGTTTGAACTGCGTTATCAAAACGAATCGACATTGTAACTGTCGCTGGTTCTGAAGTTGCGTAATTCAAGTCGTTGTAGTTAACGTTTTGGATCATACAACCGTATAATTCCCACGTCTCTAGTACGTTTGGTGTTGATGCTCCGTTACCACCGTCTAATATTTCACATCTAGTAATGAATTTGTAATCAATACCCGATGCCGCACTTGATTGTTCCATCATATCAAATTGTTTCTGTACTTGTTCTCCAACAAGTTTAGATACTTGACCTGATGCATCATCACGCATATTAACTGATACGGCTTCCCAAGTGTGTTTACCTTGGATATAAACTTTACTGTTGTAGATATCAATTGGTACTTCTTCAAAATTGACTGAAGGACGTTGAAAATCCATAACTTGTTTTGTTAGTTCACTTCTTGGAGTTGAGATTCCGAAATTTTCGAAACTCACACGGAAGCGATACTTTAATTTTGGCATTAACAGACCTTGGCTTGATGCGGATTGATCCGATGCTAAAGGTACTGTAAATTTGCTTAATGAACTTACTGACATATTTTTTGCTCCTGCTTCTATGCTTTAATAATATTTAGTCGCTTAATTTACCTTGTTCCTAATAAGGCTCTATATTAAATAGAGCCTGTATTTTGGATACGAACTGGTATGTAGATGTATTCAACCGCTTTAACTGGTTCAATAGCAATGTCTATATACAACTCGTTTCTGTCAATTCTATCATTTGTGTTGTTTGTTTCGTCACATACAACCAAATAATCATAAAGACCACGTTTCGCAACTAAATCATTCATTAATTGCTCAACAACTTGTTTTACTTCATCACGTGTTAGTTTATCGTTAGGTTCAAAAACAAAAGGTTTTGTAATAACTGCTAAACGTTCACGTATATAAGCAGTAAGTCTAGATACATTAATACGATCTAAAGCACTCGCTGTTGCCGTTTTAGTTTTGTTACCATAGTTTAATACACCGTTGCCTGGTAAGAATGTAATTGGGTTAATACTGTTTTCGTATAAAGTATCTCTTAAAGATTCTCTAACTCCAACACTAGTAAATTCACCAGTTGCTACATCAATATATCCTAAGCCTGTTGCGTTATCAACTATACCACGTCTTGTGCCTGCCGGAGCAAACCAAGGATAACTAGCGTCATCTGAACGAATCATTGTTCTTAACATCATATGACTTGAAGGAACTACAATACTATTACCATTTAAATCTGTAGTAATACCACTTGGGTAAAACACACCTAAGTATGTATCAGCAGTAACCATTCCATCATCGTTATTATCTGTTGCTAGTTTGGCATTAGTTGCCCAGTTTTGAATATCTGTACTATTTGCCGCTAATCTCATTGGTGTGTCACCAATTACAAAAGCAGTGTTACGTCTATCATTGTTTAATGATACCATATTAGCAATTAGTTCTGGATATCCTGGTGCCGCCATTACGTTAAAGTTTCTTTGCTCTTCACGTAATTCTGAACTTGTATCAAGTGCAGATTTCATAGCCGCTACCACAACTTGACGTACTGCTTGTCTACCCATGAATGGAGAACCATCATTTTGTAAACCTGCTTTACTTACCCATGCATCTTTTTCCGTTGGTAATACTTTACCTGGGAAGTTTGTAGAGTTAAAGAAATCTTTCTTAAACTCTTTTACATTGTAAGAACTACGTCTCATATTAAACATTAACATACCACGTGGGTAATTAGCCGCTAGTGGTACATCTAAGTCTGTGTAATCGTTTGTTAGTAAAGATTTAGTAGTTGTAATATCACCACTGACTACGTCTGTAGTTGCGTTACCCATATATCTTGCATCTGCAAATAGGATACCATCTTCACTAGTTTGATCTGTATTGTCTATTGTTACAAACTTGTCTGTGCCTGAAACTTGTTCCCATCTTTTAATAATTGGGAAGTTTTCTAAGTCACTTGTATCAACCCAAAGGTCACCGTAAACTAGTGCTGACTTATCTGACTGTTGTGTCGGTTCAGTTGCACTAACTAATGGACCATTTGGACTTGTTGTTGACAAGTCAAATCCTCTAGCATCTGTAGAAACATTTTGGTAACCTTTCCAAGTTGTACCGTTATGTATCATGATATCCATTTCATCAGTTACATTATGGAACCATAGTCTACCTGTTGCTGGATTAGTTGAAGGTTCAATTGATCCTGCTGTATAAACTAGTTGTTGGAAGTTACTTGCTACCAAGTTTCCTGCTGTTGCACCTTCTCTAAGGTATGTATTAGCAGTTGTAAAGCCTGCTGTAGCCAAAGGAGTGTTGTTTGTGTTTGCAAGTATCATAACGCCACCTAATGAGTGTGTTAATGTAATTGCTCCAGTTGAAGCCAAACTAGCAGTAACATAAGGAATATTAACTGTGTTAATATCATTTACTATATCTGACGCTGTTGTGCCTGTTGCTGTAACTGTGTAACCTGTAACTGTGTTAACGCCTTTTGCGGATGACGTAATTGTAAACGCATCACCAACAACAAATGTTGGTGCAGTAGCGGTACCAGTAACAACTGTTGAACCTTTAACTTTTCTTTCGTATAATTTGTATAGTGTAAATCCACTTGAGTTTGTAAATGCGTGTGCGTAAACTGTACCTACATCTATATTCAAACCGCCGCCTACTGAATCTAAACCGTATAATGCGTGTCTATCACCACGATACACATTTACTGCTTTAGCAACAAATTTGGCTAGTGTTGTACTGTAAGCACTTACATCAAACTTTGCTCCGTTATTTGGAGTTGTAGTTTTAATCCAAACACTACCTGTTGGCGCCGAAGTAGCATCTGCTGTTTTCCATTCTGGAATAGATGTATGTGGTTGTTGTAGTACAGAGATAACATAGTATGTTGCCGCTGTTACACCAATGTCTGTTAATAATGTTCCACTAACGTTAGCAATAACAATAGCATTGCTTGCCGCTGTAGATTGTCCATAAATTTCAATTTTACTATTTACTAGTGCCGCTGTAACGCCTGTAATAGATGCCGCATTAATGTCAGCAACTGTTTGTGCATAAGTTGTACTAGTTGTAGTAACTGTTGTTCCGTTAATAGTAATGCTGTCGCCATTTGAAACAGTGCCGCCTGATGCAGTACCTTGTACAGTTGGAATTGCAGTATACCAATTAGTTGTGCCTAATGCTTTCCATCCTGATGCAGTTCTTACACTTACAGTATTATTGTTAGTACTGGCATCAATCGCATAATCGCCTGCTTTGCCTATTGAAGCAAGAGGTACATTACTTGAGATTTTAGTACTATCTGTAATTACTGTTGGAACTTTATTAGTAAAAGTTTGTGTTGTTGCATTCCATTCAAAAATACCAAATTTGGTTTTAGCAGTATCTAACCAATGAGTACCATTAACTGGTTTAGCAGTTGGTCTTCCTGATTGTCCTGTTAGTTCACCTAAGTCAACATCTGCTCTAACAATGTATGCTCTGTTACTTGCACCTAATAGTGAGTAAGCAGACATAAGGCCATATTCATTTTGTTCATAGCCGTGTAGTGCAGTACCTGATGTACTTTTGTAGAATGAAGGTTCACCGAACGTTGTTACAAGTTCTCTTTGTGATCCTATTAAATAAGTTTTTTCTGCATTTATTTTTGCAGTTCCACTAGCAACTCCTGTGCTAGTCGGGTCGTTTTTATTCGTTGCTGTTGCAATAACCAACATAGGCACAGTACCTACTGCCGTACTGGCATACTGTGATTCGTCGACTATTTTAACTTCAATACCTGGTGATACAAGCGCCATATTTTTTACCTCGCAAAATTATTTTATTTGTAATTCGTTTTAATTCGTTTACAACTTTGTTATTGTATTTAGTAAAAAACTACAAAAAGGTCTATTTTGTAACCAGGAATAGCGTCACCTTTAAAGAGCGGTATATAAATACTTGTATGAAAACTAGACCCATATGTGTTAAATGCAAGAAGAAGTCTGCCGCCATAAATTATAAAAAGGGCGAAAAGGTGTATTACCGCAGAATGTGTGATACTTGCAACCGTAACTTTGTAAGAAAACCCAAACTAACAGTCTGGGCTAAAGCAGGTTATAAAAAGAAAAGTAGTTGTGAGAACTGTGGATTTAAAGCAAAGTACTATGATCAATTAGAAGTATACTTCATAGATGGTAACTTAATTAATATTAAGCATAGTAATCTTAAATCTGTTTGTTTGAATTGTTTAATTGAATTAGGACACTCAGGGTGGAATTCTAAGAAAGGCGATCTAATACCAGACGTTTAAGGTCTTCCAACGTTGAATTGTTTTCTATAACAATATCAAAA